CGGAGCAACTCGACCTGTTCGAAGCATTGAGCCTGCCGAAACCCGCCTGACGCACCTTGTCGTCACAAAAACGCGAACTCCCCGCCAACAATATCAATCGCTTATCGGATCAACTGTCGAACTTCGGGGGCCCGACCAGGTCGCGAAGCTCGCCGCCAGCATGGCCGAGTTCGGGTGGACCGTGCCCTGCCTTGTCGGCGAGGACGGCAAGCTGATCGCGGGCCACGGCCGCGTCCTGGCCGCAACGCAGCTCGGACTGACCGAGGCGCCGGTGATCGTGCTGGGCCATCTGACCGAGGCGCAGCGCCGCGCCTATCGGATCGCGGACAACAAGCTGACGGAACTCGGCAGCTGGGACGAGGCGCTGCTGTCGGCCGAGCTGCAGGACCTTCTCGCGGACGACTATGACCTGTCGCTGGTCGGCTTCTCGGACGGCGAGCTCGACAAGTTGCTGGCTTTCGATCCGGACGGGGGCGGTGAAGAAGAGGGTGGCGCCGGGGGCTCCGTGCCTCCGGTTACCATCCCCGAACCGCCCCGCAATCCGGCGTCCCGCACTGGCGATCTCTGGATCCTTGGCGACCACCGGCTGCTCTGCGGCGACAGCACCAGCCACGACGACGTCCGCCGCCTGATGAACGGCGAGCGGGCAATCCTGTTCGCGACCGATCCGCCCTATCTGGTGGACTACGACGGCTCGAACCATCCGACCCGCAACAAGGACTGGTCCGCGTCCTACGGCACGACCTGGGACGACAGCAGCCAGGGCGCCGACCTCTACGACGGCTTCATCGCGGCCGCGGTGGCCGAGGCGATCGCGGAGGACGCGGCCTGGTACTGCTGGCACGCCTCCCGCCGCCAGACGATGCTGGAGGCCTGCTGGGAGAAGGCGGGCGCCTTCGTGCATCAGCAGATCATCTGGGTGAAGGACCGCGGCGTTCTGACCCGGTCGCATTACCTCTGGAAGCACGAACCCTGCTTCATGGGCTGGCGCCGCCCCAACCGCCCGCCGAAGGTGGCCGAGGAGACGCTGCCCTCGACCTGGGAGATGCCGTCCTTCGCGAAGGATGAGCGCCCGGATCACCCGACGCCGAAGCCCCTCGATGCCTTCGGGATTCCCATGCGCCAGCACGTCGCCCGCGGCGGCCTCTGCTACGAGCCGTTCTCGGGCTCCGGCTCGCAGATCATGGCAGGCGAGGCCAATGGCCGGCGCGTCTTCGCGATGGAGATCAGCCCGGCCTATGTCGACGTCGCCATCGAGCGCTGGCAGGCCGACACTAGCCGCGACGCGATCCTCGATGGTGACGGCCGGACCTTCACCGAGATCAAGGCCGAGCGGCTGGGCGACAAGGCCGATGCCGCCGCCTGATGGCCGTCTACTACAACGATGCCGATCCCGCGGCCTGCGCTTGGCTGCGGGAACTGATCGCGGCCGGGCTGCTGCCTGCCGGCGAGGTGGACGAGCGCTCTATCCTCGAGGTGGAGCCCGCCGACCTGCGCGGCTTCGCGCAATGCCATTTCTTCGCCGGGATCGGCGGCTGGCTCTACGCGCTGCGCCTCGCAGGCGTGGCCGGGGAGCTGTCCGTCTGGACCGGTTCGCCGCCCTGCCAGCCGTTCAGCCAGGCCGGGCAGCGCAAGGGACAGAATGATGATCGCCACCTCGCCCCGGCCTTCCTGCATCTCGTTGCAGCCTGCCGCCCGGAGTTCGTTTTCGGCGAGCAGGTCGCGAGCGCGGCTGTGCTCGGACGCGTTGGCGGCGCGGCTCGAACTTCGACTGAGGGCCCGGCTGGCTGGGCGTGGTTCGACGCTCTGGCGGCTGACCTGGAAGCGGCATCTTACGCCGTCGCGGCGGCCGATCTGCCGGCTGCGGGCATCGGCGCGCCGCACATCCGCCAGCGGCTGTTCTTCGGCGCTGTCGCCCTGGGGCCGGGCAGGCTGGGCGACAGCCTCGGCACGGGATCACAAGGACGGATCCGAATGCCGGACGGTGCCGATCAACGCGTTGCTCGGCCGGCAGGTTTGGCTGGCAGGCTGGCCGACGACGATGGCGGGCTCACCCGCAACGGCAGCGTACAACGGGGCCGGCAACACCGATGCGAGCCGCAGGACGGTAAAGCTGGTGGACTGGTCGAAGCCGCCGACCCCGCCGGGACCGATGCGACGGACGGCGTCTGGCGAGATCCGGACTGGCTCCTCTGCCGCGATGGCTGCTGGAGGCCCGTTGAGCCCGGAACATTCCCGCTGGCTGATGGGATATCCGGCCGCATGGGGCTCCTGCGGGGCTACGGCAATGCGATCGTGCCGCCGCTCGCGGCGGAATTCGTGACGGCGTTTCTGGAAAGCCTGCAATGAAGCAGAGCCGGACCATGTCGATGGTCGAGGCCATCGCCAACGTAGCGGTGGGCTACGGCATCGCCGTCGGCACGCAGATCCTGATCTTCCCGATCTTCGGGCTGCACACGACGCTGGCGCAGAACCTGAAGATGGGCGCGGTATTCACGGTGGTGAGCATCGCTCGCTCGTTTCTCTTGCGCCGATTGTTCGAGGCGATCCGGATCCGGAGCGGATCATGATTGATTTGCGGCTGCCCGGGACTCGCGCGCGTCGGACAGTATCTCGAAGGCCTCGCGGATGACGTAGAGTCCGATACCCGCTCCCACGATGAGATCGAGCGCACGGATCTCCGTCACGAGAACGGCGATACCGGAAAGGATCACGGCGATGTTGGCGATCAGGTCTGCACGGGTGAAGATCCATGTCGCCCGGAGATGGACTTCGCCGTCGCGATATCGGCTGAGGAGTTTGAGAACCGTGGCGTTCACCACCAGAGCGATGGACGCGACCACGACCATCAGCAGACCCTCGGGCGGCTCGCCGGAGATCGCGCGCCGCACGACGTCCAGAAGCACGGCACAGCCGAGGATCAGCAGAAGAATACCGCTCGCCATCGCCGCGTTGGACTTGAACAGCGCGCCCCGCCCGATGGCCAGCAGCGCCACGGCATAGGCAGACGCATCCGCCAGCATGTCGAGACCGTCGGCGATCAGCCCCGTCGAATTCCCGATGATCCCGGACGTCGTCTCCACGACGAACATGGTCGCATTCAGCGCGAGCGCCAGCTTCAGCGTCCTGCGCTGCTCTGCCGTCTCCGGCGCGATTGGTGAACAGCCGCAATCGGCCATGGCGGCTCCCGGTGTGGCGATCAGGGTCGTGCGTGCGTTCGAGTGCAGAGCGCGCGCCTCACTACGACACAACGCAAGAGAGAGCAGAAGGTCAAGCGCCCCCGAGAGACGGATACCGCCGCCCCTTTCGCGACGGCGGCATCGAGACCGGCGTGATACGCGGCGTCAGTCGCGCGGTAAGCTGTAGACCCGCCCGCGGCCCTCGACCTTCTCGGAGGTGATCGTCAGGCCCAGCTTCTTCTTGAGCGCGCCCGACATGGCGCCTCGCACTGTGTGAGCTTGCCATCCCGTGGCTTCGACGATCTCGTCGATGGTCGCGCCGCCCTCGGCGCGGAGCATCTCGATCAGGGTCTCCTGCTTGGTGCCCTTCCGACGCTGGACCGGGGGGGTCGGCGTTTCCGCCGGCGGCGTCTCATCGTGCTCGTCCGTGATCCCGAGGGTGCTGTAGGCGAGAGGGGTGGCGCGCAGCGTGATCGGGCCGCGCTCCTCGTCGTGGCGGTAGACTGTGTTGAGGTCGGCGGCCGGGATTTCCTCGATCAGGCCCTGCTTGAGGAGGCTCTTGCAGACGTTGCCTACGGCGCCCCCCTTGAGGCTGGCGGTGACGGGGAAGATGGTTCCGTCCTCGCGCGCGCAGGCGGTGGACAGGATGACGGCTTGGGCGTCGGAAAGCTGGATCTGGGTCATGGGGTCGTCTCCGTATTCGGGCCCGCGACATGCGGCGCCTTCTACGACCCCGAGCCGCGCGGGGCGCGCGGCGGGAGTTCCGGCGGTGCCGGAGATCACTCGGCGTGTTCGCCTTCGCAAAAGGCGCTGTCGGTGATGCGCTTCAGCAGGCTCGCGTAGTGTTCGAGGGTGCCGACATGGCCCCAGTTCACTTCGTCGGGGGCGCAGTTGAAATGGTCGTCGCTCAGCGCCTGCAGCCGGGCGAGCATCTCATCGATCTCGGCCTTCTTGCCGATGAAGGCGTTCAGAGCCGCCTCGCGGTTCCTGCGCGCCTTCTCGGCGCGGAGTTCGTGGCGCGGGGTGGTGATCGGGTTCAGGCGCGTGGTCATCGGGTGGCTCCGTGTGCTGAGTTGCATCGTCCTTGTGGATCCAGGTTCGCTCTGGCGCGGAGGCTTATCAACTCAATAAGCACATGATTTCGAATGATAATCGGAGCGCGGCATGGAGGGTCTGAGCGAGCGCCAGTACGCTGCCCGGGTCGGCCTCTCGCGTGGCGCGATCCAGAAGGCCAAGGCCGCCGGCCGCCTCGTGCTGCACGCAGACGGGAGCATCGACGCCGACGCCAGCGATGCGCGCCGGGCCGAGACCACGGACCCGTCGAAGACCCGCAAGCCGCCCCAGCCGAAGCGAAAGCCCGTGCCGGAAGCGGCCGTCTCGGCCGTGGGCGACACGCTGAAGGAACAGGGCCTCGCCGCGCCGGCCACAGGCGGCGGAACGACGTTCCTGCAGGCCAAGACGGCCAACGAGGTGCTGAAGGCGCAGGAGCGGCGCATTCGGCTGCAAAAGCTCAAGGGCGAGCTGATCGACCGCGCCCGCGCGCTGGCGCTGGTGTTCCGCCTGGCGCGGCAGGAGCGCGACGTCTGGGTCAACTGGCCGGCCCGGGTTGCCGCGCTCATGGCGGCTGATCTGGGAGTTGAGCCCGCCGCGATGCAGAAGGCTCTGGAGAAGCATGTCCGATCCCAGCTCGACGACCTCGCCGAGATCCAGCCTGATCTCCGCTGAGGACGCGGACGCGCTGGCCTTCGACGGGGCTCAGGATGTCCTGAGGGCGTGGCTCGCGGGGCTGCGGCCGGACCCGGACCTGACCGTGTCGGAATGGGCCGACCGGCACCGCAAGCTGTCGTCGCGTGCCTCGGCCGAGCCGGGCCAGTATCGCACGGCGCGCACGCCCTACATGGGCGAGATCATGGATCGGCTCTCGCCCGGCGACCCCACGCAGCGGGTGGTGTTCATGAAGGCCGCGCAGGTCGGCGCGACCGAGGCCGGCAACAACTGGATCGGGTTCGCGATCCACCAGGCGCCTGGCCCGATGCTGGCGGTCCAGCCGACGGTGGAACTGGCCAAGCGCAACTCGCGCCAGCGGATCGACCCGCTGATCGAGGAGAGCCCGGAGCTGCGCGAGCGCATCAAGCCGGCACGCTCGCGCGATGCAGGCAACACGATGCTGTCGAAGGAGTTCGCGGGCGGCATCCTGATCATGACGGGCGCGAACTCGGCGGTCGGGCTGCGCTCCACCCCGGCACGCTACATCTTCCTCGACGAGGTCGACGCCTATCCGGCCTCGGCCGACGAGGAAGGCGACCCGGTGACGCTGGCCGAAGCCCGGTCGCTCACCTTCGCCCATCGGCGCAAGGTGTTCCTGGTCTCGACGCCCACGATCCGGGGGCTCTCCCGGATCGAGCGGGAGTTCGAGGCTTCCGACCAGCGCCGCTTCTTCGTGCCGTGCCCGCATTGCGGCGCGATGCAGTGGCTGAAGTTTGAGCGCCTGCGCTGGGAGAAGGGCCGGCCGGAGACGGCGGAGTATCACTGCGAGGACTGCGACGCAGGCCTGGCCGAGCACCACAAGACGGCGATGCTGGAAGCCGGCGAATGGCGGGCGATGGCGGAGCCGATGGATCCCGGCACCGTCGGCTATCACCTCTCGGCGCTCTACTCGCCGGTGGGCTGGCTGGGCTGGGACCGGATCGCGCGCGCCTGGGAGGCCGCGCAGGGCTCGGACGAGGCGATCAAGGCGTTCCGCAACACCATCCTCGGCGAGACATGGGTCGAGACCGGCGAGGCGCCGGACTGGCAGCGACTGGCGGATCGCCGCGAGTCGTGGAAACTGGGCACCGTGCCGGATAAGGGTCTGTTCCTGACGGCCGGCGCCGATGTGCAGAAGGACCGGATCGAGGTCGATGTCTGGGCCTGGGGCCGCGGGCTGGAAAGCTGGCTCGTCGATCACGTCGTCATCGAGGGCGGACCCGACCGGCACGAGGCCTGGGGCGATCTGACGGCCATCCTCGGCCGGTCCTGGCCCCACGCGCGCGGCGCGCATCTGACCATCGCGCGGCTCGCCATCGACACCGGGTATGAGGCGCCGGCGGTTTACACATGGGCGCGCGCGCAGGGCTTCGCCCAGGTCGCGCCGGTCAAGGGCGTCGAGGGGTTCAACCGCTCGAGCCCGGTCTCGGGGCCCACCTACGTGGACGCGACCGAGGGCGGCAGGCGGCTGCGCCGTGGCGCCCGGCTCTGGACCGTGGCGGTCTCGACCTTCAAGGCCGAGACCTACCGCTTCCTGCGTCTGGAGCGACCGACCGCGGACGAGATCGCCGAGGGCGCAACCTGCCAGCCCGGCACGGTGCATCTGCCCGAATGGGTGGACAGCGAGTGGCTCAAGCAGCTCGTGGCGGAGCAATTGGTCACGCTGCGGACCAAGCGCGGCTTCGCGCGTCTCGAATGGCAGAAGCTGCGCGAGCGCAACGAGGCGCTGGACTGCCGGGTCTATGCCCGCGCCGCCGCCTGGATCGTCGGGGCCGATCGCTGGTCCGACGCGAAATGGCGCGATCTCGAGGATCAGCTCGGCGTGGCCGACACGGACGCCGATCCCGCCGGGCAGATCAACCGGCAGGCGCATGCACAGCAGGGCAAACGCCGCTCCGACTGGCTCGGGCGGCGCGGAGGGTGGTTCTGACGATGACGGACTGGACGGAAACGGAGCTGACGGCGCTGCGCCGCGCCTATGCCAGCGGCACCACGCGGGTGAGCTATGACGGCAAGTCGGTCGAATACGGCTCGGCTGCGGATCTGCTGGCGCGCATCCGCACGATCGAGCGGGCCATCGCGGCCATCGGCCGGCCGTTGCCCGTGGCGGGGCGCGCGGGCTTCGCACGCGGCGATCGCGGATGACGGCAAGCTGGTTCGATCATGCGATTGCCGCGGTGGCGCCGCGCATGGCCGCCCGTCGCGTGCTCGCCCGTCAGGCCTTCGAAACCCTGTCGCGTGGCTATGACGGGGCGGCGAAGGGGCGGCGCACCGAGGGCTGGCGCGCGCCGGGCAGCTCGGCCGATACCGAGATCGGCATGGCCGGGGCGCTGCTGCGCGACCGGATGCGCGACCTGGTGCGCAACAACCCGCATGCGGCCAAGGCCGTGTCGGTGCTCGTCAACAACATCGTCGGCGCCGGGATCATGCCCCGCGCGGCGAGCGGCGACGACGCCTTGGACCGGAAGGTCGATGCGCTGTTCGCGCGCTGGGCGGCGGGCGCCGACGCCGATGGCCAGCTCGACTTCTACGGGCTGCAGACCCTGATCTGTCGCGAGATGGTCGAGGCGGGCGAAGTGCTGCTGCGCCGCCGCCTGCGTCGCGCCTCGGACGGGTTGCCTGTGCCGCTGCAATTGCAGGTGCTGGAGGCCGACCTGCTCGACGCCACCAGGACCGGCGCGCTCGGCGCGGGCCGGCTGGTGCAGGGAATCGAGTTCGATGCGATCGGTCGGCGCCGGGCGTACTGGCTTCATCCCGAGCATCCGGGCGACGCCCACGGCGCCTTGCGCGGCGGGTTGCAGAGCCGACCGGTTCCGGCGCGCGAGATCGCCCATGTCTACGAGAAGCAGCGCACGCAGGCACGCGGCGTCCCGTGGGGTGCGCCGGTGATCCGCGCCCTGCGCGATCTCGACGATTACGAGGTTGCCGAAATCGTCCGGAAGAAGACCGAGGCCTGCGTCACCGCCATCGTCTTCGGCGACGAGGAGGCGCAGCAGGGCATCGCGCCGGCGGTGGTCGACGCGGACGGCAACCGGGTCGAGCAGTTCGAGCCGGGCCTCATCGCCTATGCCCGCGGCGGCAAGGACATCCGCTTCAACCAGCCGGCGGCCACCGGCGGCTACGCGGAATACAAGCGTGCCAACCTGCACACCATCGCGGCCGGGTTCAGGGTGCCCTACGAGCTGCTGACCGGGGATCTCAGCCAGGTGAACTACTCCTCGATCCGCGCCGGGCTCGTGGAGTTCCGCCGGATGATCGACGCTGTCCAGTGGCAGCTCTTCATTCCGATGGTCTGCGCCCCGGTGTGGCGCTGGTTCACCGAGGCCGCGTGGGCGGCGGGGCAGATCCCGACGCCGGACGTGGCCGTGGAATGGTCGCCGCCGAAGTTCGAGGCGGTCGATCCGCAGAAGGACGCGATGGCGAACCTGCTCGCCATCCGCTCGGGCACCGCGACGCTGGCCGAAGTCATCGCGCAGCAGGGCCGCAACCCCGATGCGGTGCTGGCCGAGATCGCGGCCACGAACGCCAAGCTCGACGCCCTCGGCCTCGTGCTCGACAGCGACCCGCGGCGCGTCACCAAGACCGGCAGCGCGCATTCCGGTGAGCCGGGCGCCGATCCGGCAAACGACCCCACGGCCCATAAGGCACCCGCCGCCGGCGCCCAACAGGACTGACCCACATGGACACGACCATCGAACTGCCGGCGCTTCGCCGGTCGGCGGAGCTTGCGCCGAACACGGCCGATCCGGAGGCCCGCACCGTCGAGGTTATCTGGTCGGCCGGCGCGCGGATCCGGCGCATGACGCTGTTCGGCGAGCCCTACGACGAGGAGCTGAGCCTCGACCCGGATCATGTGCGCCTCGACCGGCTGAACGCCGGCGCACCATTCCTGAAGGTCCACGAGGTCGGCGCGCTCGACGCCGTCATCGGCTCGGTCGTGCCCGGCTCGGCGCGCGTCGAGAACGGGCGGGGCGTCGCCCTCGTGCGGATCAGCGAGCGCGCGGATGTCGAGCCGATCTGGCGCGACATCCAGGCGGGGCACATCCGGGCGGTTTCCATCGGCTACCAAGTGCATCGCTTCGACATCTCGAAGCCGGACACGGCGCGCGAGCTCTGGCGTGCGGTGGACTGGACGCCATTCGAGGTCTCCGCCGTGCCCGTGGGCGCCGATCCCGCTGCCGGCTTCCGCGCCCGATCCCCGCTTCACGACTGCGTCCTCCACCGCCGGGACGCGCCCACCCACAGCACAGGAGCCATTCCGATGACGGAGAAGACCGACACCCCGGCGGCCGAGGCCGCAGCCGCCCCGAGCGCCGACCAGCCCAGCGACGCCGTCGCATCCGAGGACACGCCGATGACCGACCCGAAGCCTGCCGCGACCCAGGCGGAGACCCGCGCCGCCGACTCGCAGAGCCCCGGCA